CAAGTTGAGCCAATATCAAAGCGTTGTTTTCTATTTCACTAATTGTTGGTATCTGAGTTTCCTTTTCAAATCTTGCACGTATTACAAGACTTGTAAATGAATCTACAAAGCAACTACCACACATAGGTATTGGATTTCCCATTACTTCTTGGTGTATTGCCCTTACTTTGTTTTCGTCGGCTGGTGGCATTCTCATAACCATTGTTTTTCTGAACGCAGTTAAATACTGCTCTACATCTAAAATGAAATCTATTTGTTCGTTTGTCATAATCTATATAATTTGTAAGCTAAAATGTAACATAGTGATGCTGGTAAAATACACGCTAAATTCCAAGTGTTAAAAAAGTAACCAAGTCCAATGTGAAATGCCATACAACTTTCACAAGTCAATGGTTTGATTCTTAGTTTACTTGGTAGTTGTGGTGTCATAACTGTAGCAATGATTATTGCGAGACTCGATATCCCAATTATTTCGATAAGTGAATACATTTGTTAGTTGTTGTTGTAAAGTGTTTATTTTGTTATTTAGGTACGTTATTTCGTCCTTCTCTTTTAATTCCCTCGTTTTGTAGCCTATTGTCATCAGTAGGCATACAATAATGATTTTTAATAAATTCATAGTCTTTCGTTATTTCGTGTTTTATTGTTTTGTCTATATCGTGGTATTTCATTATCCGAATATAAAATGCTTGAAGTTTATTCATATTCGTTTATAATTTGTCTTTTAATGTCTTTTATTACTCTTAGTACTTCACGCAATGTTATTTTAGTTTTACGGTGGATACTTCTTGCCGATTCACCATTCGACCACATTGTAAATATTTCACGCTCATACCATTTGTTTTTGCTTACTACATTTTCAATCAGTTTGTATTTGTTTTCCTTTTCAATGGCATCGTCAATAGTGTTTAAATATTCTATCTGTACATTTTCAATATCAAATAGTCCTATGGGCTTCATAACGTCGTAGAACTTTTGACGTGGTGTTGAACTTTGCGACCACATTATTTTGATGCAAAACAATTTAATATAACCATCGTTGTAAACCTTTATTAATTTGTCTTCAGGCATTTCACATAAAATAAGTAAAAGATGCTGTGCTAAGTCGTCGTGGAATAGTGGCGAGATAGTTTTACTCGCCTTATAAAGCCATTCTGATTTTGCAACTTCTATCAGTATATTATTTTTGATGTGCAAATATTACTATATTTTTTTCAATTCTACAAATTTATATCCATTTTTCTCTGCTTTTTTTTTATAGTAAGCAACTTCTTCTTCAGAATTTAGGCAGTACACTTCCTGATATTTATCCTTTTGCATCACCAATTGATAAAAGGTTTTTTGCATCCTCATATATTGCAGTCTCTTTTTTGTACTTCATTTGTAAATAATCTGTGTAAGCGTTAACGCTATGTATAACCGTGCTATAATGTCGATTTAAAAACCTACCTACTTGAACCAGCGTATAATTAAAATATTTTATTGTGATATAACAAAATAGTTGACGTGCTATAACTATTTCACGCTTTCTATTCTTGGAAATTATGTCGTGTGGCATTATACCACTGGCATCACAAACCTTTTGCAAAATTTCTGTTAGTTCTTTGTTCTTGTTCATCTTGTGGATGGGGTTTATAATCATTTCTTTTAAGCGTTGTATTTCTTTTTGGTAGTTTCGTTCGCTTACTTCTACTTTGTTTTCCAAATAACGCACCTGACGGCGTTCTTTTAGATATAAAACATAATAGTCTATCATAATAGTTTTAATTGTTTAAAAATTTCATAAGCTATTTGCGGAACTATTGCGTTTCCATATCCTTTGATACTTTCTGCTCTCCACTTTGAAAAGGTAATTCCGTCCAGTTCGGTGGGAAGCCCATCATTTCCGCCACAAACCGGGGATTCAAGTGGGAACGTACACCAAGTATGTGATTTATTTCCGAACCTAAATCGTCCCCCTTCCAATTCTCCGTTCTCCAATGCATATTTTTGTCCGATGTTCTTGGTGTTGGTAACATTTTCTTTAGCCATCCCGTTTGATGTTCTATGTGTCTCAAAGAATAATCGTTGTTTCTCACTGTGCCTACATAATCCGATGCTTGTGGAGTTGGTAGCATTCCAAATTTCTTTGCTACAATTTGTGATTCTTTTGTATTCATTGCAACCACATCCTGTAAAGTCACTTGATGTCCGTTTTGATTCTGTCTTGCTCCTCTTATTGATGCATCTGGAGTAGGCAACAAACCAAACTCTGTCTCGTCTGTGTGGTGCGTTTTTGGCTGCAGCTGGAATAATAAACGGCTGAACTTCGTACCCTTCAGCTTCCAAGTCAAGGCACACCTGCTCGAAAACCAGTCCGCCATCAATATTTGTGATACCAAAGACATTTTCTGCAATGACATATTTTGGTTTAATTTCTTGTATTGCTCTAAGCATTTCGCCCCACAAGTAGCGTTCATCATCTGTCCCTTTTCTTTTTCCAGCGGTGCTGAATGGTTGGCAAGGGAATCCACCGGTAAGAATGTCAATTGTGTTTGCATATTTTTTAAAATCGGTTTTACATATATCTATTAAACTATCTGATTCAGGGAAATGGTATTCTAAAACTTTTCGTGGAAATTCCATCCACTCACAATGAAAAACATTTTCCCAACCCATCCACTCACTTGCTAAATCAAATCCACCTATTCCACTAAATAAACTTCCGTGCCTCATAATATTTCTTTATAACGTGTGTACTTACCTTCAAATGACATTGGAATAGTTATTGTGCTGCCGTGTCTGTTCTTCCCTATAATCAACTCACAATCAGTTTCAACATCTGTTTGTTCTTGCATATAATATTGTGGTCTAAATGGAAACATTACTAAATCAGCGTCTTGTTCTATACTTCCTGATTCTCTCAGGTCTGAAAGCATTGGTCTTTTGTCTGCACGTTCTTCACACTTACGACTTAACTGAGCCAATGCAATCACCGTAATGCCTAAATCCTTAGCAATTATTTTCAAGTTACGGGAAATCTCTGCAATTTCTTGTTCTCTATTTTGTTTTGTGCCTTTGATCAATTGCAAGTAATCAATGATTAAAATATTCAATCCGTGTTTTGCTTTGTGAAATTGAGCCTTTGCTCTAATATCTGCAATAGTTGTTTTCGTGTCATCGTCTACAAAGAAGTCATTTTGCAATCGGTACAAAGTTTGTGAAATATGTTCGTGTTCGTTTGTCTTTAAATTTCCCCCACGTATTTTGTAATTCTCAATATTTGCAAAGAATGAAATATAACGCTTACTTAGTTCTTCGCTACTCATTTCTAAACTCATAAATAAAACTTTTGCATTTACACACGCACTTATTGTCAGCGATAAAGCAATGGCAGTTTTACCTGAGCCAGGTCTACCAGCAATAATGACTAAATTCCCCTTATTCCAACCACCAATATACTTGTCTAACATTCTCCAACCCGTTGTGATACCCATTAACTTTTCGCCTCGTTTCATTTGTTGTTCTAAATCGTCAACTACCTTTGCAGTCACCTTTGACATTGGTAATGGTTCTTTGTCAATTGTTATATTTGCTTCTTGAGTTATAAAGTCAATGTCTTTTAAAATCAAATCTAATGTGTTAAACGTATTTAAATCACTCAATTTTTGAATCAATTGGGTTTTCTTATACTCTATATCCAATTCAAAAAGATAATGCTTTAAATCGGTGCTATAAGCGTATGAGTTTGTGAATTGTGTTAACTCATATGCTTTGCCTTTAAATTGACGTGCTAAACTTACTAAGTCAATTGGGTTGTTGTTAAGATATGATAATTGCATAAACTCAATTATTTCTTTATTCCACCCATCAAACCAATAAGATTTGATTTTAGGTAAAAATACGTGTGTTGCTTTGTCTTGTATAAGGCATCCTATTATATAACTTTCTCTATTAATCATCGTTTAATGTTCCAAATTTAGGTTTGTTTGTTATTTGTTGTGTTTGTTGATTGTAATCTTTTGCAATCCAATTTTTTACTGTTGCATTCCAATCTTTCATTTTGTTTCTTCCTACCATCCAGCCATTGCTTTCGTAGTAATTATAAAAGTGTTCAGCGTTAAAAGTTGGGAATTCATTTTTTATATCTTCAATTGTAGGTTTAATAAATCTTTTATTTTTATTTACATTATTATTATTATTTACATTATCATTTACATTAGGTTCGGCTTTGGTTATAGTTAGGTTATTGTTTGGTTTTGATTCGGTTTTAGGTCTACCACCTTTTTGACCATTCTCAAAGCGTTTTTTATTTGCATCTAATTGTGGTTTAATAAGTTTAAAAACAGTACTAACTATACCAGTTAATTCTTGTTGATTGTCATTTAACCCATACTCAAAAATGCATTGCCAAGCATCTGCTTGTAATTCTTTTGGTAGGTCTTTGATTGCTTCGTAAAACGAGCGGTAAATTATTATTGAATCTTTTTGCATAAAAAAAGCCCAACAAAAATGAAGCAATTGCAGTGCGTTCATTTTAATTGAGCAAATATTTTTTAAGTAATCGGAATCTGCAATATTCCACTTAACAATACAAATATACTAAAATAAATTGATTTGTTTACTATTAATTTTATCCCAAAATATTTTTACATCTTTCCTTCCATTATCTTTTACAATAGCATTGCAAATATTGTTTCCCCATAACTCAACCATTCTATCTACACATATTTCTTCCTTGCCTAAATCATAAAATATTTCTTTTAAGCCTCCACTATTGCTACCATTTGCTGGTGCTGAAAAAGCAAATAAAGTTGTACGTGCAGTTTTATTTCCTGATTTAATAACTTGCATTGCAAAATCTCTATCCTCTTTGCCTTCTACGTAATCTCTATAACGCATACCTTTTAATGTTAAATTATCTACATATACACAAGAATCACAAAAACTATTAGTAATAATTTCTTTTGTAGCTGACCAAGCAAATTGCCTATATTCTAAAGCACCAAGTGAAATTTGATTTTGTTGAAATTTTATCTGTGCTTGTTTTAAACAATCTAAATTTATACGTATTAACTTTGTGCCATCACGATAAAAAAATCCACTAATATCATCATCTAATTGCCAATAATTAGGTAAGCTATTATCTTCTGTATATTGTTTAATAAAATTTCTTACAAAAGTAATACCACCATTGTTAATTGGTAAAACTATATAATTAAAATTAGGATATTTATTTTTATATAAATCCAATTCTTGTGGTTCGACAACTACATTTATTTCATCTTCATTGTCGTGTGCATATTTAAGCAAAGGTGAATTATCAACTCTATTTTTAGTTGGTACGAATATATTTATTTTTTTCATAATTTTAAATAACCAGTTTCTTTCATTTTCATTTCAAACAATTCTTCATTTGGTTGTTTGCATTTATACATATATTCACGATAATACATAACAAAAGCAATTCGTAAAAAATCTTCACTGCAATTATTGAATGGAGTATTCCCGTGCCATTTGTGGACATCTGCAAATAATAAATCACAGTTTTGCATATCAATTGCTATTTTATATTCAGGTAAACAAAAATACGCACCTTCATAATTGCCTTCACGATAAACACATAAGTTACCAAATCCTTCAGGTAAATCACCAGCATCTTTATGTACGGCAGTTGCAAAATTCCTATTGACAGTAACTGTGGTAAATGAAGTATCAGCAATCCGATAATTTATATTAGTACCTTTGGCAATTGCAATTTGTTTTGCATAATGTTGTGGGCAAAGTTCTTCATATTTTTTATCAATGTATTGTACAAAAGGTATCCCATTTGTAAACTTATCAAAATAATCCCGTGCGAATGCAGTTTTTCTACAATAATGTATCATTGCACTTTTATCCATATAACCTACATTGCCACTATAAACTTTATTACCTACTGTTATATTGCTTACTGAACCATCTTTGCGAATACGTTTATGGCTGCTACCTGATGCAATTCCACGACCTTCTGTTAATTCTATGCTATCTTTAAAACTTTCATAACCAAGTTTTAATATTTCCATTGGAATGCAATTTTTACGGAATTTAAATAATATATTTCCATTAACATCATAGGCATCACAGTCACTGGTAATAATTGTATCATAACAATTATCAGTTAAAAATTTCCCTTTTAAATTATCACCTTCGTATGGTTTTAATTTTGCTTTTACAATTAATTTATCCATAATTTTCTTTTAAAACTTTTAATAATAAATCAGACAAATTACCTTTTGTTTGGTAATCTAAACCAAATTCTTTTTTCATAGCAGTTTTGCATAATCTTTTAAATTCTTTTAACTCATCTTTACTAAAATAAAGTAATGTAGTTGTAATTTGTGTTTCGTCAAGTGGTGAATTATCAACTCCCCAATCTTGTTCAAATAATTGTAAATTCATATTCATTAATTTTTACCATAACCTAATTCTTTTAAAACTTCTTCTTCTTTTGCGTGGCGTTGGTTGTAAACATTACCACGTAAATTTGAATTGTCTTGTTGTACCTTTTGTCTTGACCGTCTAATTGATTCAGGAGATGTGACCATTCGACCAGCTATAGCGTTTAAAACATCGTAGACAGATTTTGCACCAAGTTCTGCAAGTTCTTCACGCCAAATATCGGCAATCAGTAACGAATCATCGTCACGCATTTTAGTGCTTGTTTCAAGTCTTTGCTTAACTTGGTTTACTATTAAAAAACTTTTCATTTGTTACCTCCGTATGTTTCGTTGTAATATTGTTCAGCCTCTATTTTTATTTGTTGTGGTCTTCTATTTGTATCGTCACACCAAACTACTATATTTATTATCTCCTCCTTGTGCATTGCTTTGGCTTGTTGAAATAAATTATCCACTGCTTTTGGAAAAGATAATGGGTCTAATCGGTTAAAGGGAATACCTTTTTTTAATTCTATCTCTAACCACTCTACACTACTTTGTTTATTGTTGCTCATTTGTTACCTCCGTA